AAAGCAGCAGGGATAAAGGTGCACGGACTAGCCGACAAGTATGTTGCACAGCACAGCTACGGCCCCCACGGTTTATGCATAGAGAATGACAAAGGTGGCGACAGTCTTTGGAACCCGCTCGAAGACGATGGTGACGCGCTGCGGCTGGCTGTGAAGTTGAACCTCAGCATGGACTTGTTTGACGGCATCATCATGGTTGTAGGTATTTCAAACAGTGACGACTGTCCTGAGCAAGTTGAAGAAGCGGCACAGCTTGACCCTTACGCAGCCACCCGTCGAGCAATCGTGCGCGCTGCGGCTGCTATGGGAAAGCTCAAGACGCATAACGTGTAGCTGACCGGCGACCCGCAGCTTTATCGCGGGGCGTCCAGAGAGCGAAGCGAACGGGGTTGAACGCCGGGTTAGGCTCCTGTTTATTTGATAGCGCACCACAAAATAAACCTTGACTATGTTTGATAACGCGCTACAATAACAAACATGGAAGGCGCGGTGCCAACCAAAACCCGAGGAGATTCAAAATGGCCAGTCAAGAATTTAAGCGCGGTAATTTCAAATACACGCCAGGCAGCGATGTTCATTGGAACAACGAGCCTGCCCGTGAGTGGGTGCGCTACGAAAAACGCGGTGATGCATGGGTGCGCGACGGTAATACATTCGTTTCTCGCAAAGCAACGCGCAACGAAATTGCCGATACCCTCGCCGGAATTTATCAACAAGATGACGAATAAGCGCGGTGGCCCCGGAGGGCTCATGCCGGAACAGCAAAAATCTAACCGTGGCGGGGCTGGTCGCGGCCAAGGCCGAAAGCCCGTGAAGCAGGGAGAGGAAACGGTAACAGTCTCCCTGCGGATGACGCCAGAGCAACGGGCGAAGCTAGCCCGGCTTGGCGGGGCTGAATGGGTGCGGACCAAGATAGACAAGGCCCGTGAAACATAACGTCTGAATTAACCGGCTGGCCGGCCAGTCCGGGTTGAATGATTTGTTATGCATTTTACAGAGAGGAAGCAACGTGAGCGAATACCACAAGATCCAAAGCATATTCAAGCGCGACATGACCAGCAAGCGCAAAACGCTGATCGTCGGTGATTGGACGCTGCCAGAATTCGAGTACCTAGCCGGCAATCAATGGGGTTTTACCGAGAAGGTGGACGGCACCAACATCAGAGTTATCTTCAATGAGGGCAAGGTGACTTTCGGCGGCAGAACCGAAGACGCACAAATCCCTGCGCAACTAGTGACGCGACTGAACGAGCGTTTCCTGCCGTTGGCTGCGAAGCTGGCGGAAGTCTTCCCCGATGGCTCTGCTGTGCTCTACGGCGAGGGGTACGGAGCTAAGATTCAAAAAGGCGGTGGCAATTACCGGGCAGATCAAGACTTCGTACTGTTCGACGTGAAATGCGGCGACTGGTGGCTGCAGCGTGTCGACGTGGAAGACGTGGCGCAAAAGCTCAGAGTCGACGTTGTGCCGATCATCGGAGAAGGCACGCTGCACGACGCTGTGGCACGAGCCAAGGCTGGCATTCCTTCGACATGGGGTAATTTCCAAGCGGAAGGCATCGTCGCGCGCCCGAAGACGGAACTGAAAACCCGCGCCGGTCATCGGCTGATCGCAAAGATCAAATGCCGCGACTTCGCCGATGCATAACGCCCGAAGTGAGGCGCGGCCCGCTTGCGGGACGTCGCGCTCGACTGAAGAGTTGGACGGCTAACGAAAGGAGGGGAAGATGCTTGCAGCACTGTACGTTGAAACCGGTGGAGCCTACTTTGGACTGCCAAACGTTGAGCCATGGGACGAAGCCAAGGACGCTAGGCGCTACGCCGGGCCACTGCCAGTAGTGGCGCACCCGCCGTGCCGCGCATGGGGCAGGCTGCGGCATTTTGCGAAGCCACGGGCCGATGAGAAAGACCTGGCGCGGTTTGCGGTGGCGATGGTGCGGCGCTTCGGTGGGGTTCTTGAACACCCGGAGAGTTCGCAGCTTTGGCCGGACCAAGGACTGCCGGCGATTGGCGAGCGAGATGAATTTGGGGGCTGGACATTGCCGGTGCATCAGTTTTGGTGGGGCCACAGAGCGCAGAAGAAGACGATGCTCTACGTGGTTGGCTGCGAACCGAAAGAAATACCGCCCATGCCTTTGGTGCTTGGCGTGAGCGATTGCGTGATACGGCTGGACAAGCGGCGGGCGGACGGGACGCACATACGCAAGGGCGACCCGGATTGGAAGCAACCGCTCGGGCCGGAAGAGAGAGAACACACGCCGCCAGAAATGGCGAAATGGCTGGCAACGCTGGCGGCGAAGTGCAAGGCACCTAACGTAGAGGTGACCGGCGCTGCGCGGCTTTATCGCGCAGCGTCCAGCGCAGCGGCGTTGAGCGGCGGGTTGGACGGCTCGTAACTACATAGAAAGGATGCTGATATGAACGACAAAGAACTGGTTAAACTGGCCGCGAAAGCAGCAGGGATAAAGGTGCACGGACTAGCCGACAAGTATGTTGCACAGCACAGCTACGGCCCCCACGGTTTATGCATAGAGAATGACAAAGGTGGCGACAGTCTTTGGAACCCGCTCGAAGACGATGGTGACGCGCTGCGGCTGGCTGTGAAGCTAGGGATGATGCTAGACGTTGAAGGCGAATACAAAAGCTACATTTCTGCTCAGGCTAAGGATGGAACGTATACACACTACGAGGACAACTACACCGACCCCTACGCAGCGACCCGTCGGGCAATCACCCGCGCTGCTGCGGAAATCGGATTGCTCAAGACGCCCAACGTGAAGTTAACAGGCGGGCGCGAAGACGGCTGCTGAAACAAACCACGCTTGAACCCGTCCGCTGGAATGCTGGGTTCGACGTTAAACGGAGAAAAGGTCATGACAATCACAACCACGATGCGTGACAACACGGAAACGATGAGGCGCGAAGCCTGGCAGAACTCCAAGTGTGTTTGCGAATGGCGGAAAGTGGAAATTGATCGAATGCATAAAGAAGCGCCCCAGTCTGTACCGGCATGGGGAACGTACCCGGCAGACCGTCCGGGAACAGCAAGACTGACGCCGAACGCAAAAGTCACCTGACTGACGCGGCACTATCGCGGCAGGTCAGGTGGACTGCCGGGTTAGAACTGGAGAACGATATGGGCGACATAGCAGACATGGCTTATGACCAAGTAGAGCGCGAACAAGGCGAGATATTTTGTCTGCTAAGCGAGACAGACGCGGAACTTTTTAAGCGATCCGCAGGAGCAAGACATGCAGTTATCAAAAGCATCCGCAAGTATTTTGCAGAGCGCGGAAAGTTGAGTGACAAGCAACGATATGTTTTGGCGAACTGGATACATCAGCATGAGTTCTAACGTAGAAATAACCGGCAGCGAAGCTGTCCGGGTTGATTGACGGGTTAGGGGTTGCCATGACCGAAGGACAGGCACTGGACTATTTCAACGCGGCGCTGAAGCACGGCGGTTTGTGCGCTGGAACCAACTACATGATTGACCGCGACGAGACTGTGTGGGAGTGCATGGTTTGGGCTGGCGGCGGGATTTGGTATGTGAAGCCAACGAAGCGCGAAAGCACCAAGGAGTACCACGAACTCCGGCGTTACGCGGCGATTCAGAGGCGAACAACTTTTGAAGCACGAACAGAAACCCCTAACGTAGTGTAGACCCCACGGCGGATAACCCAATATTCCGCCTGACCGATAACCTGCCTACAAAGGCAGGATTACGACAAGTGCTAATTTATAAACGTTTTAGTAGTAAGTAGTGAGAGAAGTGAAATGATGCAATCCCACAGGATCAACCGCACTGTCAAGCTGGCCTTCGAGCCTGTGTGCTCCCACCTATCAGTCGGTCACGTCGCGCAGTATGCCGGCAACGCAAAACCCGTGTCATAGTTTAGTCATAGCGTTTTATGTTCTGCCGCGTAGGGTAGAAAATCAAGTAAGCCCATTATTTCCTCTCAATCACCAGCCCATTTTCTGCAAAGTATTTCGCACGGTTTCCCGCGATGGCGCGTTCGTTTTTTCCCCACGGCAGCCAACCACCGGCACGCACGGCGAGATACATCGCCCAGCGCGTCACCCAGCCCACCCCGCTATCCTCCATCGCCTCAAGGAAAATATTGTCGACGTCAGCCCGTGGGCGGTCTTGAATCACGAACAGGTAATCATGCACAATCGCTGCCAAACGATGCCGGCCATTGACCGGGATCAGTGCGTGAAAAATTCTCGGAATCGACGCGAGGTCGGTGATGAAGCCAGCCGGCGCTACGATGATTTCTCCGGCGCGTGTCGCGTAGATCGCAGGGGATTCCAGACGCCATTCGCCGTCCTCAATCGGAGTCATTGCGGGGATGGTGTTGAAATTCATTTGCGCCCATCGTGCTCTATAGAAAAATGATTTCCGTCGCCGAAACGTCCACCCCATGCGCCGCCGATGGATTCCCAAAACTCGCCAAGCTGAGTGTAATCCTCGGATGCGGTCAGATACTGGCCGTCTTTGAATAGGTTGAAATCGACCGCCAGCCGCTCTTTGTGAACAGACCACGGCCTGCCATATGCTCCGGCTTTCGCCACCCCAACAGAGCCGTGAACTCTCGGGTCGCGGTACGCATCGCCGAACGTCAGTTCGTATCCGTGCTCGTAGGCGTAAATGACAAGCTTGGCGACCATCAATGTAAAGGCGCGCTGCTTTTGTCCGAGCGTTACCATTTAATGTGATCCTTGGCCCACAGCCACGCCACCCACAGCGAGCCGACGATTGAGGCGCACAGAATGACAAACCCTTTCAGGAACTTTACGCCCTTGAGGATGCCGACAAGCTCCACGATGGACGGGTCAACAATCTCGTGTTCTTTTCTGTGCTCTGCCATTTTCGCGAGTATTTGGCGCAGTAAATCATCCTGAATGTCCAGCCTGGTTGAAAAATTGTCATCTCGTCGAAGATCGTTCATGGGTCACTTTCAAAGGGCAAGTTCTGGCAGGCTGGAAATCAGCTCAGACACGGGAGGAACTGGGCGCGTACCTGCAATCACCTCCCCCATAGCAACATAAGCTGCGGAGTTACAAGCATCCATCCACGATGCAAATATCTGAGCCTCTGCTTGGTACGGGCCGACATAACCCGCCCTGATAGCGAATGTAAATCGATCGTTGTAGCGTTTGGCACGAGCAGCAGCGTTTAGGTGCTCATCAAGCGCCGCCTCAAGTTGAGAAAGCCGCTCTTGAAGCGTTGGCAATGGCGGCGGTTGAATGTTGCTTTCAACCAGCGCAATCAGTGTTTCGTAACTCGCTGCATCAGCGCCAAGGTCAGCGCGGAACATATTCATCTGCACATCGGCGTAGCTGTGGCATTTGATCTGTTCGCCATCTTCATCTACCCACGCAGCTTCGACTGAATTTGATTGGGTGTCGTGCTTAACTTCTTTCAGGATAATCATTTATATTGTCTCCACATGCGTTCAGAAATATCGCGGAATTTCCAGATTGAGGTTTTCATTAGGAATTCGCCCCTTTGTGCAGGTTAAAGTTAATAACAATGGCCTCGGAGAGGGAACCGCCGGTTATATTTGTCACCTGAATGATTGCAAACCCTGTTCCTATTCTGAGAAGTTCAACGCGATACGATTGATTGGTAATATTAGCGACCGTCATCGTGTCGGTCTGTGTACACAAGGAGTTTGTTAGCTGAAATGACACCGCTGTTGCCGCAGCCAACGCTGCGTTATTCATCGTGATCTGACCGCATGGTTTATTCAGCGTCACCACTGTAGCCTTACTCGTCGCTTGCGTAACCGTTCCGCCTGCGCCCGTGCCGTAGCCGAGGGTCGCCGTTCCAGCTATGACAAGCACATCCCCGTTGAATAGGTTTGGTGCGGTGCCACCACCATAGAAACCATACTGCCCGCTGCCAGAATTGATGTTGTGGTAAAACGCGATACTATTAGCAGGAACTGCCCCTGTTGCAGCGCTCACCACAACCCCGTTATATGAGGTAACTGTGGAGGCCGCGTTAAACGTTCCCTGTATAGAAAGGCCTGTGCAACTCGCCAAGGTTCCGGCACCGGCGGAGGACACAACCGCCTGTATTGCGTTTTGATTTGCTGTATTAATACCAGCAACCCCTTGGCTGGAGGCAAACCTACCCGCAATAAGCCCGTTGGTGCCGCCATTCCCAGTAGTCGCGGATGAAGAGACAAGACAACCATACTGTGTTGCTGTACCAGACGCTGCTGCGCTTGTATTGGTTACTTGTAGGGCTATTTGCTGTGTAGTTACTGCATTATTTATTGATGATGCTATGTCACCTTGCGCACCAATCCGCATCCTCTCAGCGCCGCCCGTGCTCACTGCAAAAGTATCCGCAGCAGGGAACCAGACGCCGGTATTTGTGTCGCCGGAAGGGGTGATTGACGGGAGTGCTGCGCTGCCTGCTGCTATGGCTGAAAGTCCGGTGATGTCGGCATTGGCTCCCGCCTTGGCAAATCCTGCCGCCGGTTGAAACGCGACAATGCGCCAAACGCCAGTCGATTCATTCACCGCCAGCAGGCAATCGCCCGCCGCCGTCGTGATGTTTGCCGACCCCGGCAGGATCAGTCCGCTTGAGTGCGTCAGTTGCAGGATGCCGGAGAACTTCAGCGCGATCTGCCGACCGTTCCAGTTGTCGGCTATCGTTGCGATTGTCGTCGTGCCGGTGACGACGAAGTAGCTGCCGGCGTTCGGTACAGTGATCGTTGTACTCGATGCAATGTCCGAGCCTTTGCTGTCCTGCTGCTTGATGATTGATTGAATTGTGCGCAGGTAGTCGTCAAGACTGGTGCCGATGGCGTCGCCGCCTGCCGGGTAGTTGCTGGCAGCGGTCGTCGAAATGTCCGCGATGGATGTTGGTATGGGCATGGCTTCCCCTGTTTAGGCGTAAAAAAACCGCACGAATGCGGCTTGTTTGTGTGCTATAAATGCGGAATGACTGCACTTGCTCTTGTTCTGAAGCCGTTTATTGCGGCTGCGCTTCTCGGTTTGATCGTCCTGCCGATCAAGCTGCTTTTCGTTCGCTTCTTCCCCGAAGGGAAGGTTAAGACATTCCTACTCCGCGATCTGGAGAAGACCGATAGGCGTAGCGATTACTCCTGACTTTCCGAGCCGAGCCGCTTGCGGGCTAACATCAAGCAAGCCCTGCGTAAAGTAGCGCTGCCCTGCCTTGCTGTTCAGTGACGATTGCAACGGCATTGACAGACCGCCTACCCCTTGCTGCCAGAGCGCCGTCAACGGGTTCTCAATCAGTCGCTGATAGAACGCCCGCTGCGCTGTTCCTGAGTCTGGAATATCGTTGGCAAATGCCTTGCCGACCTCGGCCACCTCGCGCAGTTTGGTGTTCTTGCCGTTCACCTTGTTCCACAGCAGCTTTGCGGATACGTTCCCCTCAACGTCCTTGGCGGCAATCGGGGCAACGTCCATCAGGCTGGCGTACTGGCGACGCGCTTGTTTCCACGCTTCGGCATCGCCTGCGCTGATCGACCTGTCCATTGTTTCTCGCACGGTCATCTGAATCTGTCCGAGCGCGTTGCGCAGGTCGCCGTTAGAAGTTGATCTGATCTTCCTGCCAAGCGCAGAATCAAACTTGCGGTACGCTTCGCCGGCCACTTCGCCGTTCTGCGTCTTGCTCATCAGGTCATCGATGTAGTTGCTGGCGATCTTGGCAACTTCCGGCGTATCGAACTTGTTCAGATTCTCGGTCAGGTCGGTAAGCTGTTGCACTGCCTGATTATCGAATTTCAGCGTATTGCGTTCGGCAAGATCGGTGAATTGCTGGCCGATCCGGTCGCGTGATGCCTTGATTGCGTCAGGCGTCAGTCGCTCATCAGTAGCCCCGAAAGTCTGCCCCACTGCGGCGTTGAATTTCTTCTTCGCTGCATCTTTCATGGCCATCTGCCGATCCGCAGTCAGTGGCATGTTGTCGAGTACGCTATCAATGATCTGCAGCGGGCGCGAGCCGGTTTGCTGCGCGATGTTGAGCGGGATGCCCATCTGTTCAGCGCGCTGCGCAAGAATCTGTTTCTCAGGCGTCAGAACGGACTGCACCGGCTTATTAATTCGACCAATGGCCCCGGCGATCTTCTGCCCTGCTGCGCCAGCCATGCCGCCGATTGCCGCATTCTGCAGGCGGGATTCATCCTTGGCGGTCGGTTCCAGAGCGCCGAAGCCTACACCAATCAGCGCCGATCCGGTCAAGGTATTGGCTCCCGGAATCAAGGCGGTAGCAGCCGCAGGAACGGCAATGCCGGCGAACTGGCCGACGGTGCCGCTGGTCGTCGATCCAAGACCCTTCATCGCGGCTTTGTGGTCGTCGATTTCGCCCTGATCTGCTGCGCCCAGCATCTGTTTTGCGCCAAGATACAGCCCCTTCATTGATCCGCCGACGCCGGCAAGGAAGTTTTCCCCGGTAGATTGCTCTTTGGCTGTTTCGGCGTACGGGTCGGACTTCTCAGGCTTGGCAAAGGCGCTCCAAGGCCCGTTCTCAGGCTTCTGGAACTTCTCCCACGGCCCGGCCATTATTGTCGCTCCCAAGCGTTCGGATCAGACGGATTGCCGCCTTTAAATCGGTAGCCGTCCATCACCTGCCCCTTTAGTACGGATTTCGGCGCATCAGCTTGTTTGGCCGGCGTGGCGTATTGCCCATGCAGTTGGCGTATTGTCTGCAATGCGGCTCGGCGGGTTTCAACAGGAATTGTCGGGTCGCCAATCTGACCGGCCATCTGTTTGTAAAGCGCCGCGTCCTTGTCTGATTGCGGGCCTTCCATTCTCGGCTGCGCCATCATCAACGAACCCTCCAACGCCTTGAGTTTTGCCGTTGCCTGCGCGCCTTTTGTTGATTTGCCGACCGCTTGACCGGCGAAATCCACGCCAGCGCCGATGTAACTCCCGGTTGCGTCATTCAGCAGACGGTCTGCCTCATCGACCAAACCAATTGCCTTATTGGCGGATTGCGTAAGGTTCTCGGGCGACCCCTTTGGCGGCGCATACATTGGCGTCTTTACCATACCGCCATCCGGATTGCCTGCTGATGGCGGCGTTACCCATGCGCCATCGTGATAAACGGGCTTGTTCATGCCCATCATTTGCACGCCTAGGCTTTGCGAATGCTGGCGGTCTGACTGTGCCAGCCGGGCCGAGTCGCCAGGACTCATCGAAACGCCAAGCGACTTGCCGCCCATCTGCGCCGGATCAATGAACTCAACACGGTTTCCAAGATTGACTGACTGAATATCCGGCGCACCTTCCGCCACAACCTGCCCCCCCTGAAAGCGCTTCTGTCCTTTGCCTAACGAGTAGCCCTCGTTCTGCGTCTTCCAGTAATCGCCAAACGGCACCAGCCCCGCTTTGACCTCGGCGGGAACATTAGCCGCTTGCAGCGCCTGCTGAAGCTTCTGCTGCTTGACCATTGACTGCGCCATCTGCGCAACCTGCAACTGACGCATCTGATCCTTTTCTACATCGTTCAATTGCCGCTCGTAGGCATTAACGCCGTGCATACCGCCCTGCCCGATGGCGTTCGACAGCGCTTGCCGGCCACCGAATCCGCGATTGTTGGCAAGGATGCCCAGCCCGCCTTGCAGTAGGCCCATGTTCATAGCTTTCTTCCGGTCGTCTTCGGACGGGCCGAAGCCCTGCATTGCTGCGACGACTTCCGGATCGAACATATCTAGGACGCCCATGATTAACCCCGCATGCGTGGATTAGCTGCGACGTTTTGCGGAATCCGCAAGCCGCTGATCGCCGGATTGAACGAAGGAGCCGACGACATGAACGATGGCGCAGCGAACTGCGGGCGCATCATCGGCGGGGCAACGCCAGGCATCACCGGCTGGCCTTGTTTGGCCTGCTGGTCTTTCATGAGCATCTGGCCGCCCATCGAAAGCGCTTTTTCGCCCATCTCCGGATTGTTGGCAAACTTGTCCAGATGACCCGCCAGCGAAAGACTTGGAGCCGCTTCGCCCGCGCTCATGCCGAGCAATGAGGTCGGCGCAGAGATTCCCGCACCCATGCCGGCCATGCCCGAACCGGCACCGCCAAGCAAGCCACCAGCACCAGCCATGCCCGTGCCGCCGCCTGCCGATAGACCGCCGCCCAATCCCATGCCTGCCGCTTCGCCAGCCGTGCCAGCAGTCAAGCCGTTACCGAGCGCCCCTCCCATGCCCGCCGCCGTGCCTGATCCAGCGCCCATTGCACCGAGCGCCCCGCCCCCGGCATAACCGCCCAAAGCGCCCAGCGCTGCGCCGCGCATCGGGTTATCCTTGTCCATTGCGCCGCCAAGCACCGCGCCACCGAGCGCCATACCTACCGGCATCGAAATCAATCCGCCATCTGCCATATCGTTCTCCCTGAGTTTTTAGCCTTGCGGCTGGTTGTCGATTGGCTGGCCGAGCCAGTTAAGCGGCGTCGTGTAAGCCGGCGCTGTTGGTACGGTCGTCGGGGATGCCGCTTTCTGTGCGATAGCCGCCGGATTGAGTTGCGGGATGTTGTATTGCCCAAACCCGAGCGACTGGATCGGGTTGCGCATGCCGAGCATCGCCGCGTTATTGACCAGCGATTGATGTGGCACGAACATACCCGGATTGGTTTGATGCGGCACCTGCGGGCCTTGTTGATTCACGCCGGGTTGCGGCAAGGGCCGACCAAAGCGCGTGTATTGCGGAACCTGCATTCCTGCCATTTGTGCGTTACTCATGCCAACAGCCCCCCCATCAATGCGCCACCGCCTGCGCTCATGTACGGATTCATCCCGGCCATCTGGCCGAGTCCATAACCAGCCATGCCGCCGCCGATCATCCCTGCAACCGGACTCGTTTGGTACGGGTTCGGTGCAGAGCTTGACGAGTTGGCATAGCCGCCCGATGCCGTCGAAATCGTAGAGGCCAACGTGTCCATCTTCTTATACGGATCTTGCTGCGCTTCCGTCCAGTCTGCGAGCGATTGATTAAGCGATTCCTGCTCCAGCGAACGGTACGCATCGCCCACGCCAGTCAGCGCGGAAGCGTCGGCATAGTCAGCCTGTGCCAGTTGCGGCGCGAACATCGCCCCGCGCATCTGGTTCGTCCGCTCGTTGCTGTAGTTCGCTCCGTAAAGCTGATTGGCCTGATCGCCAAGCGACCGCGCCAGCGTTTCCTGATGCGCCGTGGTGCCGTAGTTGGCGTTATTGAACTGCGAATTCACCCGCGTCTGCACGTCGCCCAATGCCTGATTGACGTTGGCTTTCAGGTACGGATTCGAGTCCGGCGACATGTAATCGCCATTCATCGTAGCCGCCATGTTCTGCTGCGTGGCGTTCATTACAGGCGACCCATTGACTGCGCGTTCTGCGGTCATGTTCAGGCCGTAAAGCGTCTCCGGCGCGATATCAGCAATCTTCTGCCCTTGATACGGCGAGTAAGGCGTCTGCGAAAGCGCCGCGCCGCGCTCCATTAGCTCAGTGGAGTACGGCCGTACAAAGGCAGGCGGCTCGGACTTCTGAATGCTGGTCGTCGTTGATGGCGACGATGATTGTTTGCTGCCACCCCCTTCTAGCGTCATGCGTCCATTAATCCGCTGAAACGCACGATACGGCAAGCGGTCGGCCCCTTCAATGATTCCATATTTCATGTTAACTCCTTGGCAAACACGGTTGTCTGCGGTTTGAATCCGATCTTCACGCCTTGGACTTCCCATCCCTTGCGCGCCGATGTGAATGTGATGGTTTTCGCGCCGAGGTTCTTTGCGCATCCCTCGATGAACGCCATGTGTTCGATCATCAGATTGAAATCGTGCGCTTCCGAGTAGCACGCCCAGATATGCAGAACCGGCCCGGAAAACCCGGCGTTCTGCGACATGATCAAGAAGCCTTGATAACCGTCTGGGCCTTTGCCGATGTGCAGCGTTGCCGCGCCGGTCTTCAGCGATAAATACACGTCCTCGGGTATCCAGCCATCCGAGGACTTGGCGCAAACCTTTTCAAGGCCGGGCCGGATCGTCGGCCATACGGATTGAATCCGATCCGGCGCGATGTAGTCGAGCGTGTTCATCAGTTGCCAGTCAGGACGCGCATTGGCAGCCATGTTCCCGGCGTGCCTGAAACCGTGCAAATCCATCCGAGCGTGACGTATTTACTGCTTGCCGAGCCAGCTTCGACTGGTGCCGTGTTGCGATAAACATCGCCCTGCGCCCACGTCCCTGTAGTCGGCGCGCTGGTGCCTTCGCCGTTCCACATCGCTGAACCGTTGATTGAGGTAGCGAGGTTGCGCCACAGTTCATAGAGTCGGGCAGTTAGCGGCCCGGTCTTGTCGTTGCTGGCCGGGAGTCGAGGATCGGTCTGGATTCTCATTGCTGACCATCCGGCGAAATCGTCAGATCATAGCCGGATATTTTCATGTTGCCAGTGAATTGCAGTTCGAACTTATGCCACTGCGCAGACCACAGCACGTCATACCAGCCATAAGCCCATGTACTCGTCAGGTTCTGTGTAAAGGCGCTGGCGTCGGTGTTTGAGTGCGAGTAAAGCAGTTGTGAAGTGATTGGCGACAGAATGAATCGGGGTTTCAGCCTTGAGACGGTCGAAAACGCCTGATTGTCGCCATGATGGCCCGTAACCAGGACAGAAGCCCCCGGCGTGCCGGAATAGGTGTAAGCAATGTGATCGGTTCGGAAAGCGGAAAGGACGCTTCCCGAAGCGTTCCAAAAAGGCGAGTCATACGATAGCGTGGTCGGTAGATCATCGTAATTCGTCCATTCCGTGCCGAGCGTGTCGTAACTGATCCCCGGCGTGACATACTCGGCGGCAATCTCGATATTTCCGTCCATCCGCCCCCATTGCCCGGTTTTGATGTTCAGGACGACGCACTTGTCGAGCACGCCACCGGAAGACGTTGAAGCGAACCACCAGAAGACGCGCTGATTCTTCTGGTCATAGCTGCCGCAAATGCGATAGGCGTAGGCCGTGTCGAGCGTGTCGTAAAACCATTCGCGCAGCGGTGAATTGAGCGGCACCGGGCGCGAACCGTCGAACATGTAGAAATCGTCCGGGCCGACGAAGTAATGCGCGGTGCCGGTCGTCACGACGCATTCGTGCGACGGTGCGCCGATGTTGCCTGGAACCATGCGGAAATCCCATACCGCTGGCGCGCCGACGTATTGGCCAACAAACATCGCCCGCTCTTTGTAAGCAACGATCACATCACCCAGCCGCCGCCCTGCGGTAATCGGCCCGGATGCGCCGAGCAATTGCCCGGAGACGCATTGCGTTGCCACTGCCGGCGTCCAGTCGGTTGCATCGCCAAGCGCCGAGCACCACCAGCGCTCCGGGTCGTCGCCAAAGGTTGCGTCGTTGGTATCGAAGGCGAACACCTGATTGCCGACCGTTTCGACGATAGCGGCCTTAGGCGCGCTTGCTGACAGGTTGGCGAAGTCGCCGGAAGTGATCGCCTGGATTGTTTCGGTCTTCGCTGCGGCCAGCGTGGTATTGCCAAACTGCGCAAAGCGCCAGCGGTTATCCGGGCCGAGCGTGTAGCCGCCGACCTTGGATTTGTCATCCCATGCGCCGGCAGCGGATTCATAGAGCTTGTCGCTGGCCCCGGCAAATGCCCGGTTGGTACTGTCGTTCTTGCGCACCACGGCGAACCCTCGGGCCGAACCGGACAGCGCGCCGAGTCCTGCATCAACGCCAGACGGTGCCGCGACGAATTCGCCCAGCCCCGGCAGGATGCTCGAGCAGTCGGTAATGACACCCGGCGTCTCTGGCGGCAGGTCAGGCGCGAAGCCGATCAGCGGAATCATGCGGTCTTCACCGTAAGCGGCCCTGCGGCGACGCTCTTGTTGTTTGCCGCCGCGCCGATGATGAAGGTACTCAACTGCGCTTGAAAGTTATCCGCCGCGCCAAAATCCTTGACGTAGAACGAAGCAAACTTAAGCGATGCAGCGAGATAGATGCCGTAGTAATTATCCAGCACATCGTTTGTGTCAGCATCGCCTGACAGTGCCGCCGGCTGTGCCAGATAGACCAGCTTCAACGGACTGGAGACGCCTTGTGGCAGGCGGATCTCGTCGCCAACTACCGTAAAGAATCCGGTCTTGTACGGGTTGAAGTTATCCGGCGTGACATAGAGGATGGTCGTCTGGTCGGCGTTGTCTAGCTTGATGTACCGAGCCGCCAAGTAGTTCGCAGGAACTGTAGCAGCCAATGCCGTAACCGTCAGATCGGCTTCCGTCTCCATCTGCCGCACCCGCAGCGGCGGATTGTGCGTGCGGTATATCTCGACCTCGGCCAGCGCGACAAACGACGGTATCACCGCCGTCAGGTCAGAGCGTCTTGCCCATGCGGCAATATCGGCTTTCAGCGTGGCGAAGGTTGCCATTTTTTATCCTTGTGCAGAGAAGATTAGAGTTCCGGCGACGACCGCTCGTAGTCGAATGCTCTCGGATCTTTCGGCGCTGCCCCCATGTCCTGCTTGCTGGTCGCATCGAAGAGTGCAGACGGCGACAGCGGGCTTGTGCAGCGCGCATTGACCCACTGGCCGGCTTCGGTCAGCGTGCCGTCATCGATCCATTGCGGCAGGCCAACGAAAGAATGGAAGCGGCAGAATTTCGTCGCCGGAACTTTCGTAGCCGTCGCTGCCGCTCGAATCGCCGCGACGGTGTAATTGGTGAACAGGCAGTCCTCAGCGTAAATATCCTCCGTGCTGGCTGGGTTCATCGCCCCACGACCGCCATCGAAGACGCTCCGGTAGGCGGTCACATGCACCGGACCATCCGTATCTCCGGAAACAAGATAGGCAGCGCCCGTCGTCTCGGCGACGAATTCTGAGTCGTACGCCTTCACGGTCAGGCTTCCGCCAGCGGCGATGTTCGCCAGGATCGGCTGGTTCATCAGGATGCCAATGTCGCGCCCACCGATCCGCGCCCGTACAGCGGCGATGTTCTGTGCCGTAGTCGCTCCCGCTCCGCTAAAAATTGCCTGGGTCGAAACGGCGCGTTTGGTTGACACCCAAATGTCTTTGACGCGGATGCGCACCAGCTCTGCGCCCAGAGAAAACGTGTTTCCAACTCCGTACGCCGCGCCGACAGACCATTTTGTAGTGTCCATACCTGCGCCCTCGACCGTGGTGTAGTCGGTCGTTTCGGCGTTCGTCTGGTCGGTGTTGATCGCAATCGCCGACGCCGGCACTTCCTCGAAGTCTCCTGCAGGCAGAATCACTCGCCCGCCCTGGACGACGCGATTGCTCTCCAACGCGTACTTCAGCGACGCCCACGGCAGGCCCGGGTAATAGCCGCGCCCGGCGTCTGCGTTGTCCGCGCCACTCGTCTGATCGACCCAATACACCGGATGCACGGTGTCTGGATGGATGCCGTTCCACACCTTGTCATCAGACAGAGTAAATGCCGACGTGCCGGTAGCTGTTCCTTTTCCGAGCACGGCCGACGCAAACGACGTATAGACCGTGTCCCCGACTTGGAACATGTACGGCGTCACTTGCCCGGTCGTGGCTGCTGATAGCTTGATGCAGCCAGCCCGTTCAATTCGTTGGCGCCGAGCGTCCGTTACCCAAATCCCGAGGTTGAATTCAGAGGTGACGGTGCTAGCGATTTCCTCGATGTACGCCGCGCAGCCGTTGGAAAACTTCGCCGAGTAATAAACCGCCCTATTGGCAAATGCGCTGATTTTCCCGTCGAGCCGGCGAACGTCCGCGCTGAGATCGGCCGGGATGCGAAACCACCCCATGTCGGAAACCGCGTCGCCTGCTGCGGTCGATCCGTCGCCCATGAAATACAGATAACCATCATCGAAATAATCAGCATCGACGATTCGATACCGCTGCTTCCCGTGACGGACCGGAACAGTCAGAGAGGCATAGGCGACATTGCCGATAACTGCCTGCTCGTCCCACAGGATTAGTGCCGATTCAGCGTCCGTGTCACCAGTGCAAATCAACACCCCACCAGGAACGGGCTTCAGCGCATGGATATGGCGCACCTGATGCGCGCCGTCTGTGTTCCAAACCTGATTGGCCGTCCAGGTAACGCCATCGTCGGTGGATTTCCACAGCGTTACCGCATCATTCGCGCCGCCTGCCACCCGCGCATCGTTGACGTTGTACTCGCCGATGTACCATCCGGCTGTGCCCTCGCAAAAATTGCGGTCAGAGAGTGTCCAGATGCCGTTGATCGTTCCTGCATTGGCGCTGCCTAGCGTCAATACTTTTGACCACGTTGCACCATAGTCGGCTGAACGCCAAATCTCCATCGAGGCAACCGCGCTCGACCCGGACGCCTGCCCGACAGACACCAGAACCACCCCCGGCGCGCTCGTCACCATCACTGAGCGTATCGCCCTCGGCGCGGACACACCGAACGGATTTACCACAGTCGTTTTTTCACGGGAGACAGGATTTAGGCGGACAAAATCTCGCCCATCCGTCGCACTGTGCCCGTAGAGGTGCGTGCCGTCACCGTTCAAATAGCGATCTGGGAACCAGTTCAGTGGCTCCAGCTCTGGCACCGAGTCGTCGTTGCGTGAATCGATGTCTTCCAGGTATTTATCTTCCCCGGCGACCGAAAATCTAACCTTCCCGGTGAGAGCATTGGTTTCCACAAAAGCCAACAGCCGCTCTTCGCCATCGACCGAATCCTTGATGCCGACAAGCTCGTTAGTGACTTCGTCCCGCAACCATTGCTCGCCGGCTGTTATTCTGTATGCCATGTTAGTCCTTCAAAGGGGTAACGATTGCCCAGCAGCCGTACTGGCCGCGCTCGAATGCTTCGACGTGCCAGCGGCGTATCAGGTGCTGCAGCCACCAGCGCGCCGGTTCTTGGATAATGTGTGCGTTGCGCCCATCGGGAAGGAAGTTGAGCGCCGCGCCGGTATGGATGGCGAAGAAGCCGACCTTCGCCGTCACCCGCTCAAGGTCTGCTAAAACGCTGACTAGATGATGCGGTTCAACGTGTTCCAGAACATCGGTGCAGACGACAAGATCACGCGGCTCCGGTTTGGCGCTGATTGCCTCAATACACGGGTCGTAAGCGTGATAGCCCTCAACGATTCCCAACGCCGCTTTAAGCGCCTGCTTGCCTGCGCCGTAGTCGAGCAGATCGGCGGGTTTGAAGCGCTTGATAATGCCGTGAATCAAATCCTTGTACATTGGTGACGAGGTGCCGAAATCTGCCTTTTCGTCGTGCAGTTGCGCCAGTTGCGCTTTGTATTCTTCACTTATAAACACTTATGCTAAACTCCGAAAGTGGCTAGGGTAGCTCCCGAAAAGTGCCTGCACCGGCACCTGCCACACCCCCTTTGGTGCAACATTCAGGAGTGCAGAATGTCAAGAAAATCACCCGATCTATCTGGGAAGTGTTTTTTCAATCTATCCGTGCTTACAAAAGCGCATACGGCGGACAAAAAACATGCCTATTGGAATTGCTCTTGTTCCTGCGGAAAGTCTGTTGTAGTCAGAGCAAGCCATCTCGTCACAGGGTTTGTTAAGTCTTGCGGTTGCTTGCGCAGCGAGCTGTCAGCTAAAAGAGCGTTTGTCCACGGCGACATCTGGTCGCCAACATACAAGGCATGGGCATCCATGAAACGCAGATGCATTAACGCAACTGGCGAAGACTTTATAAATTACAAAGGTCGCGGAATATTTATCTGTGAATCTTGGCTGTCATATGCCAACTTTTGGCGCGATGTTGGAGATAGGCCCGAAGGAACTTCACTAGACAGGATCGACAACAACAAAGGCTATTCCAAAGACAACTGCCGTTGGGCTACTCCAAAACAACAAGCGAGGAACAAGAGAAACAACCTTCTTCTTGCGCATAACAATCAAACAAAAACTATCGCCGAATGGTCGGAAATAACTGGATTGAAATACGGAACCCTAATATCCAGGGTTAGGTTAGGCTGGAGCGCACAAGAGGCGCTAACTCTGCCACCGTGTCAGACCAAGTCTTCCCGGACTGGTAAATAAACTTTTGGTTTGGAAGCAGGGGGAATGCCCCTGCGAACTTCCATGAGTGTTTCGTTGGCACCAGTGTCCAAGTCGGCACGCCAAGCGCATCAGCACAGTGCAGCGCCGTGGTGCAGATGCCGACTACGCCATCAAGCTCAGAAATCATTGCCGCCGTGTCGTCGTAGTCATCCGAGCGCGTAGCAAACGGGAAAGACTTGAGTTGCGCGGGGTCTTCCCCTTTGTATTCGAGCGAGACATAGACGGCATTAACGGTGCTCATCAGCGGGTAAAAGTCTTCAATCTCAAGTTGCCGTCCGGTCGCGTTATTCTTCTTCGTGCCTGACTTGAGCGCGATGCCGATAACGGGCTTTTTGTAGCTGTCGAACAGAGCGCGCCACATCATGCGCTTCTCTGGGTCGGCCACTAGCCACGGCTCTTGTGCAAAATCCTTGTCCTGCTTGCGGTACAGCCCGAACAGCGAACCCATAGCGCAGCGGTAATCGACGTTTGCATCAGCCAGCCATGCCGGCGAATCGTCGCGGCGTGTGCCATGCACTTCTGCAAACTTGAACGAACGGGAAAACAGTTTCGCCAGCTTCGGGTCACAGTCGATAATCAGTCGGGCATCAGCGGCAGCATCGAAGATTGCCTGCGCGTAAAAAATCTCATCGCCCAGGCCCTGCTCGCCATAGACGACAACCGTGCCGTCTTCCTTGTTCCATCGGCCTTTGTCGTCATACGACCATTCCCGGCGAAACTTGCCACCGAGGGCTAAATCAAAGTTGGCAAATCCTTCTTTCCACTCACCCTGTGCAAGTTGCGCATGAGCAAGGTTAATCTTGGCGTGCATGTTGTCAGGGTCGCACTCCAGCGCCATCAATGCGGTGTCCTTGGCGCTCTGCCATTGGCTCATCTGAATCAGCGTTGCCGAGGCGTTGGCATAGGTGCCGGCGTTGTCTGGGTTCTTCTCTGCGGCTTGCATGAAATACTGGATTGCTGCTTCATGCCGGCCCATTTCGTTCAGCGCCTTGCCTAGATTGGTCAGGTTGCTCACATTTGGAGCAATGTCAGCCGAGCGTCGGAAGAACTGGTAAGCCGTTGCGTCGTCATCAAGCAGCAAATGGGCATAACCGCGATAGTTCAGGGCTAACGGATCGTCCGGGTTGTCTTCCATCATGCCGATGATGTGCGGCATGGCGTCGCTGATGCGCTCTTGATCGAGCAATTCCTTGACCAGCGCGTAGTCATGCATGGTTCTTGTGATCCACGGTTTTGAGATACGGGTAATTGCTGTTGATTTCAGCGAGCAGCTTCTTTTCGTCTTCCGGGTTGAAAATGTCGATGCCCTTATTGCGCAGTTCGACAATCAGCACGTTCGGGATTGATGCATAGTGCAGCCATTCTTCCTTGACGCCCTTATTCCAGCGTTCTGCCGAGTCGCGGCGCATCTGTGCCATGCGCTCAAGGAATGGCTTTAAATCCTGTTCCGTGACCAGACGAATGCCGCCGGTCACTTCATCAACGTCCATGAACGTTTTGGTGTCGCCGCTTTGATCGAGTAGCCGCATCGTGTCTCCAAAAGCAAACGGGGAGCCGAAGCCCCCCGCCATTTACATCAAACTACAGCCTACGACCCGATGCCCGAGATTTTGGCATGCGCATCAAGGCTATCCACAACCAAGCAGAATTCTGCGAGCATCATGCGTTTCTCACTGTCGCCGGTCTTCGCAAGCGGCTCCTGCTGGATCGGGCGCAGCGATGCCACCGACACGTAATCCGGGTCGATACACAACACGGCGTTATCGCGCATGTAGCGGTTGAGCACGACCTTGTGATTACCGAAGCTGGAGACATAGACATCAGCCGCCGAAATGGTAGTGGCTTGCGTCGAACCTTTGACCTCGTTGTACTTGGTCGCGATACCGGTGAAGGCGTCGAAACGGGTTTTGTTGGTGGTGGACATCATGATCACAGAAGGGTCTCCGCCATCAGCCCATGCAGCAGCCAGCGCCAGCTTCAGGTCAGCTTCGAGGAACGTCGTTGCCGTGCCATCGGTCGGGGCAGCGACGATACCGGCGGAGAATCCCGGAGTCGTTTGACCAGTGTTCGACTTGATGTTGTTGCCCTTGATCCACGATTCAAAGCCAGCCGAACCGCGAGCCGTGCCAGCCGATCCGTCATCCGATGCGGCATTGCGTACCAGCGCGTATTCAATATCGCGGCGCAGTTCCTTGCCGACCTTGACCAGTTGATGAGCAAGTTCTGATTTGCGGCCATACTTCTTGACTGCATCGTAAGTGCCGGAAATCTGCACCGTCTTACGAGCGATCTGGCAATAGTTGCCGAGTACGGTCGTCGCGGTCAGCGTCGCGTATGAAGCGTCGTCACCTTCAAGCTGCTTGTTGGCAGCAGCAGCAGCCAGCGATTCGACTTGCCATTGGTGATATTTGCCGGTTGCCTTCTTCTTCTTGGCGAGCGTATAGAGCGGCGTGTCGGACGGCGAGACGTTGTTGATGATGTCTTCAAAATCTTCGGCAAGGCCGGCGGCGGTGTAGGTATTGGTTGCGGATACAGCCATGATTGATTCTCCTTAAAGCATTTTTTCGAGCAATGCCGCTGCGTACTCACCCCGGCCTGTTGATTTCAGGCGGGAGCGGTTATCCGCATCGGCGCGATTGGGTTGTGGTTTGTTCGTGCCGGGTTTGACTACCTTCGGCACATTGACCACCTTTTTTGCAAGCTGCGACTTAGATGCCTGCAACTTGCGCCACTGCGCTGCTTCCAGTGCGACCTTGACCTGGCGATGGTCGGCGACTTGCGCGATTTCTTCGTCACTGAATCCAGCTTCTTTCAGGTACGACTTGATCTGCGCTTTCGTCTGGCCGGCGCGTTCGCCCTTGAACTCGGGCATCTCAGCGAGTGCAGAGGCTTCCTTCTGAAGGAATTGCTGCTGATTGTGTGCGTGCATCTGTTGCAGGTAGCTTGCCTGCTGTTGCCAGTGCTGCACCTTGCCGTCGCGGGCTTCTTTCAGGTCGCGGTAGGACTGGTTGAGCTTCAGATACTCAACAGGATCGGATTCAGCCATCTGTAGCCAATTGACGCCTTTGAAGTGCGCCAGTTGCGCGTCAAGCGCCTTGACCTCGGCAATGACCTCGATCTGCTGGTTCTGCAACGCAATGGACTGCTGCGCCTGCTGGATAGTCGCCTCGACGTGCCGGCGCTCTTCAGCGAGCTGCTGGGTCTTCTGCGTGTAGTCGAACCCTTTTTGCGCGAGTTCCCGTAGCTCGGACTTGGTTACTTTTTTGTCTTCACCATTCCAGCTCAGAATCTCGGTTTCTTCCGGCGGTTCATCCGGTGCGGCTTCCTCTTCGGCTTCTTCCGATTCCTCGGATTCGGCTTCTGTTTCGTCCTCGGTCGCTTCCGGCTCAGTCTGCTGCGCTTCTTCCGGTTCCCCGTCATCCGGGCCGAGAAGTGCTGCGAGTTGTCCGATTGCGTCCGCTTCGACTGCCATTCCGGCTTGGTCGCTCATTGCTGTACTCCTTGGTTTTGAAACTTAGAATCCCGTGACACGGCGCAGCAAAGATTTCTCGCGCTCGATGTTGATCTGCGCCAGCTTGCCGGTGTCGGCAATGGTCTTGATGTTCGCTTGCAGGTCGGACAGCAGTTTGAGCATCAGCTTCAGTTCGTGCTGGCCTTCCTTGTCACGGATCGGGCAGGCTTCCCATTGCTTGATGATGGCTTCACGCACGCCGGCCATGCTTTCGATGTACATTTCGTCATCGATCAAGCGTTGCGCCTTGCCGCCGCGCTCGATTTCTTCCTGTGCGTTCATGGCTTTCCTAAGCTGCGAGAAGCAGCAATTCAATGTCTTCTTCGTCCTGCAGATCGCGGGCGCGCTGATATAGCGCCATCACTGCGTCAAGTTCGTGTCGTTGAATCTGTGCTGTAATGTCAGGTGCTAGGTTAAACGAGCGCAGCAGATCGGCAATCGCATCGAAGGCGATGGTCTCGACCGGGCGGGCGGCTACTTCTGCTGGCTTTGCTCTGACTGGCTGTTGTTCAGCAACTGGCTCAAAAACCGGCTCGACCGCTTTCTCTGCGGCGACATAGCTAGCCGCTTTGGCTGCGCTGGCAAACACCAGCACCTTGCCATCGCGCTCTATGAAAACTGGCTTCTTCCGGCCACCGTGACCTATCCCGCCGCCGATAACCTCAACGGGAACCGGAGGCGCAACGCTGCCCGTTAATACAAGCAGCAGCGACATTTACTTATTCCCAGCCGTAGATTGGCGTGATCTTGTTGACCACCGTGCCTGACGTGCCGACAGTGCCGAGGTGCCTTGCGCAAACCTGAACGAACTCGCCCGGATTCACGAACACAGGTGCGTCGCCAAAGTCACAGAAGGTCGTAACCTGCGCCAGCGTTGTATTGACCGCCTGAGCCGCTGTAACCTGCTGAATGAACGGTAGCGGAATGCGCCTTGGGGCTTTGGTTGCTGCGCCGTCAGCCGTTGCCAGAGATACCGATGTATGGCCGTAGGCAAGGAACCATTCGACGGTGTAAGGGCCGCCGACGAGAACAGTCTGAACGTAGCTGCTCAAGTACAGCCCTCGCAACACGAGACGCCGGCCCGCCAAGTTTACAGTTCCTGCAGGAACCTGATACGACATGATGATGCCGTCCGTATTGACTGCCAGCGTAACCGTTTCCCAAAACGAACCGCCAAGGCCTGAGCCAAGGGCTGCTGTGGTTGTCGTCGGCACGGCTGCAGTCGGGTTAGCTTCGTTGCCCGTCGTGATCGTGCCGTACTTAGCAAGCGAACCCATCGTGCCGCCTGCTGCGCCTTGATAGCTGCCGTAGATACGATTGCCCTGTGTGCTGAGGCTCGTCATTATGTTCGAGCCGCCAAGACGCACAGAGTAAGCGCCAAGTTTCGCTTGGAATACTGAACCCGCTGCGCCACCCGTAATGCGATGATTGAACCAAGCGGCTAGACCCTGTGACATACAGATCCGGTTCTGCGCTGCGGGCTTCTGGATCGAACCCAGCAACACAGCCCCCGTTCCATCATTCACCCAGAATGCGGCATACACTGCGCCAACATAGACGATGAATTGATACTTCCGATCGTTGGTGTAAGCCCAAGTGCCTGTCCCGCCTGAGAGGGGGAAAACGCCCGTGCTAGTTTCCGTACCCGCGTTGGTTGCAATGCCCTGCAATCCGGCGGAGTTCAGCCGGAAGAACACGCCATCCGTAGGGGCTGCACCTTGCACCGAAGCTGGGCCAACCAGACCGAACTCCACGAAAGTATTAGCGGTAGGTTGTGCGGAGAATGCTACCTCCGCATCGTACGAAAGCGTCTGCGTACCGTTGTTCGGGAAAGTCGCGTAGGTCTTGAGCGCCGCCGCAGTGGTAGTGGTTGTGATGTTGCCAGCGTTGGTAGTCCATTGACCCGCAGAGAAAGCAGAGGTCATTGTCGTTAGCAACGTGGCATGCTTGCCGAAGTTCTGCGTGGTGTAGTTGAACACTTCATCGTCAAGCAGCAAGTCCAGCGCCACACGTTGCCGGTAATCAATATCCACTTCACCGGAGGCTACAGCGTACGTCCCCGTGATGTAACCACCATCATTCTCTTGGAACGCCTTTACTGCTCCGACGTTCGCGGGGTTTGTGATGGTATCAACCTCGGGAATTACCTTGAGTTGATTGGTTCCAGCAACCTCTACGCCTGTGCCGGAAGTGGTGCCTACGAGTTTAGTATCAAGTGCCATGATTTCTGCCCTTAGTAAAACGCGCTATAATAAAAACGTGCGAGAACTGCAATGGGGTGCAGTGCTTAAATAACGCCCACCCACCATACGGGCGTGTCGCACATCAATCTGCCCAGACAAAACGCACCTGGAACGTGCCTTGAATCTTCTCGACACATCGCGCATAAATAGTAAATTCTGACCCAGTGGGCGTGCCGCAACTCAATCCAACCAAAGCTGCAAAATATCGGTGATCATTTGCCGTGTGGTCTGTAGTCGTGTCGTCGGCCATTACATAAGCCTCGGCTTTGCAATCGACGGTAATCTCCGATTGCCCACTAACAACAACTGACGCCTCATTGCTTCCGGGAAACGCCCCAAAATCAATCGTTGCAATCCCTTGCCCGGTCGCCATTACGATTCCACCGATTGCACGCCGACTGCTCGCCCACTCTGGTCACGGACAATCTGCTTCGGCGCGTTCATGCGCGAAATAGCCTGCGCCATCATTTCAATGGCCTGCAGCATTGCCATGTGCATCTGATCGGGTTTTTCCTCGACCGGCTCTTCGACCACCTCGGCAACCGGCTCAGGCGTGCGTTCGGCGGTCAGTTGATCAGCCAGCAGCTTGATGCCGTCCATTGTGTAGTCGCGCTGTTTTGCAACGTCTGTCGTGTGCATCTTTGCCGCTTCGGTCTGCTGATTGAGCTGGGCAATCTCGATCTTCGTTTGGTAGTCGAAAGACGCTTTCTGCGCAGCAATCTTCTCGTCGGATGCGGCCTTGATCTGCGCCTTTTGCAGTTCGGTCTGCGAGTAAAGGACAGCATCCGGCGTCGGCTGCGGTTCTTCCTTCGGCTTCTGCTCGACGCCTTCCGGGTCAGTCCAGAATTCCTCAGGGTTCTTGAATCCGGCGTTCTGCGTCAGTTTGGCGAGTGCGTTGTAAATGTTCTTCGGCGTCGCCAAACCTATCTGCACGCCTTCCTTCTGCGCCTGCAGGATGGTCATCAAGTGCCCCAACATCTGGTCTTTGTTGCCGGTGCCGAGGCCGACCGATACGGACAGGTCAGTGCGTGTTTTCCACTGCCGAGGATCGACCGCTACCCACTTGTTACGCAGGCGCAGGATCAGTTCGCGCTGGCTGTGCGTGCGCATCAGGCGATGAACCAGCATGAACAATTCTTTTACACCACCCTCAGCAAAGATGCGCGCAATCAGCTCGGTGCGTTGCTGCGCCGCGCCCATGATCTGCGAGATACCGGAGGCGGTCTTGTTCAGACTGTTGGCGTCAATGCCTTGATTGTATTTGGTGATGCCGGTGCGGTTTTCCTTGATGCCGTCCATGTACTCCATCATGGGAAACGCTGTACCGGAAACGTCCGGCGTGATCAGCGGCATGATGTTCTCCAGCGGCGAGCCATTGACGCGAACCACACCACCCGGGCGCGAGACAAGGAAATCGTCAAGATTCACTTTGTCCGTGATGCCGTGGCGAGGATTCAGGCTCAAATACAGCCCGTCCAACTGACCGCGCAACAACGTCGATTTGATCAGTTGAATATCCATCACCAGATCAGCCACCGAGCGGCCCACATGGCGATGCGGCATGATGACCGGCGTAATTGCAGCGAACGGGATAATCTCAGCCTCTTCCGCCAGCAGGATCGTCTGACCGACAACCACATAGCGCATTAATTGGCCGTGGCACACCAAATAGGTGTCCTTGACCAGAATGCGCCGGTCAATCCCTGAGCCTGCGTTGCGGTCGTCCTGCTCGTTGTACAGGTCGCGGGCAATCTGTTCTTGCTCGAACTGATCCGTGTAGTCGTCGGCTATGTTCTCCGGTACGTCGAAGCCGCGATCTTCCAACTCGGCAACCGTCGTCATCTCGCGGTGCTGCACGAAGCGGGCCTGCTGCAGCGAGACGGCCTTGGTATCGACTGACACCATGATCGACTCTGGTGCGACGTTCTCGATACAGATGCGGCCTTCTGTCTTGGTAGTCTGCACCTTCACGTCGTGCAGCATCTTCGGCGGCTGACCCATGATATATTGCGCGGATTGCGGGTTCTGCGCAATCGCCTGCATACGCTGCTGCTGATCAATCTCGTCCGGTGTTTCGGTGTGCTCCAGCAGTTCAACGTCGTTCTGCATGAGCATGGCGAATTCGTCGTCGGTCAGCCCTTGATAGCTTTCCTTCTCGATGTTCTCGTACTCTTCCCAATAGACCTTGATGTAGCCATTCTTGGAAAGCAGCGCATCCTTGAACCAAGTGTAAAAGATCTGAAAGCCGCTGTTCTTCTCCATCACGAGGTAATTGATCGCCGCCGTTTCCTGCTCGGCCTTGTCGATGTCTTCCGGTCCTTTCGGGTCGAACTTAACGACTTCATCACCGGAAACGAATACTTTCAGCAGCGCCGGTAGCAGCGATTCAATCGTATCGGCTACATCGGTGCTGACAACCTGCGAGCGGCCATCGACCTCGTTACCAAATGGCTTGCCGAGGTAGTAATCAATTGACTTGGCGCGATCCCCGGACAGTTCCGAATCATTCAGGCCGTACGCTTGCGTTTCCTCGGCTTGAATCTTCGCCAGTATTTCCGCGTCGCTTAACTCTGATCGTGCCATGGAGAGGTTCTTTCTTGTCTGATAGCAATTCGATGAACTGCTTTTCAAGCTCAACAATCCGCGCTTCCATCTTGCGGACGCGAGCAATTAACGAATCGCTCATACAATGCCTGCGTTCTGATATTTGATCGGTTCCCACTTGGCCGGCCCAGCCTTGCGCACGCCTTCGCAGGCATAACGGAGGCTGTCGATCATGTGGTTATTCTTGTCCTGCAGGATCGGCAGTATCTGCCCGGTCAGCGGGTCAGTCTTGTAGCTGTACAGCGTCAGTTCGTCGATCACATGCTTACAGCGCGGATGCACAACGATGTCGTAGGACTGCAGGAACTGAATGCCTTCTTCCACTGACTTCGCGCCCTTGGTCGCCGGCACAATGCGCGGGTAGCCATGACGCTGCATGTAATCAATCGTTTCAGGCCTGGCTGAGTCGGCAGTAATCCACCACTTTTCAGACTCTGGCACTTGCCGGAACAGGTGCGGCAGGTTGTCAATCTCGCAGCCGACCATATACGCCTCATGGTCGATATACAGCCGTCTGCCGTCAATGTGGCAACGGATCAGGCACGAAGGATCGACCGAGAAGCCCCAATCCGCGCCTTGGTAGTGCGTTGCGCCCTTCGGTGTCTCGAAGTCCTCAATGATCCAGTTGCGGAACACCCGCGACTGACTGTTGCGCTGATACTCTCCGAGCCAGACGTGCGCGAACTTGTCCGGGTCGCGACGCTGATCGTATTCAAGTTCATCGCGCAACACTTGAGGCAGCCACGGATTGTCACGATAGTTTGCCTGAACGACAACGGCGCCGGGCGGCAACTGCTCACCGCGCAACAGCACATCTACCGGATCAGTATCCATCGACGGGTTCCAGCTAAACCACAATTCGCTACTCTCTTTGCGGATCGTCGGTCTAAGCAGATCAAGGCTGCGCTGGCTCAAACTCTGCGCTTCTTCTACCCATGCGCCGTCAAAGCCTTCGAGCGACTTGATACTGTCCGCCGTGTGGTTCTGCATCCCCTGAAAGATGATCAGACCACCGCCTGGCGTCTCAATCTCGAATTGTTTGACGACGAACTGTGCGCCAACACCAAGCGACTCAATCTTGTCTTCCAGCAGCCGCTTAACTGACTGCTCAAGCGATTTCTGCACCTCTCGAATACAAGCCCAGCGCGTTCCGGGATTGATCAGACAGCGCTCTACCAGGGCCTCAGCAAAAAAGTGTGACTTGCCGCTACCTCGTCCGCCGTGTGCGCCCTTATACCGCGCATCTTGCAGCAGCGGGACAAAGGCGCGCGGCGTCTCAATGCGCAGGATCGACAATTTCTCTAACGATGCGCGAAACGGTTTTTAGTTCCTCGCCGTCCCTGTTTGCTAGTTCGACAGACTTCAAATCCGGCACAACCTTGCCTATCACGATCTTTGCGGCATTGACTTGAGCGGCTGTCATCTCGATTTCACCAATAGCAAAGGAATTCAGCCGGTTAAGCAGCTGACTCGCCCTGATGCGTTCTTTGGTTTTGTCGTCGTGTAGCGGTTTGTTTTTTCGTGCTGCCATGCTGGTGACTCCCGTGGGTTAGTCACGCTTGATGCGTGTTTAGATTTCGTTAGCTGCGGCCTTCAATGCTGCTTTGCTGATAGCGACCAGATCGACCACTTCGGCGATTTGCGTGTTTATACTGAAAATCTGCGATTGACATTGCGCCTTTTGTGCTTTGAGCAAAGTCAGCTTTGCCTCGTCAGATTCGTACTGGCGAGCGGCATTGATCACCGCTTTGATCTCTGGTGTCGGCATAGAGGGCTTTCGACAGTGCTTGTACTGCGGATGTAAAAAAGCCCGCACATAGCGGGCAAACTCACGAGGAGCGGAGGAGTTCGTGTGTTGGTTCTGGTTGATCTGCGTGGATCAATTCGCCATTCAGTACGGCAGAGACGTATTCGGCTATCTGCTCATCCGTCTCTAGCTCGATAGACGCCAGCTTGCGGAAGTGATCCGAGTCGATTGGCTGGCGATCCATAGCTTTCCGATAGACGAAAAAAAAGCCGCCTAAGCGACTTGAGAATAATTGCCACATCCTTGCGGATACCCTTATTAGGGGCTGATCGAGCGTGGCTCCCCATTGGACGGGACTGCGCATTCATCAACACGGCTGGCAACTCCGGGATGCGAACCCCGCTTTACTGCAACGCGCAACCGTTGCCGAGGCTAGGCCATTTGAATCGCCATGCGTCTTGATACAAAGCCCCTTGGATTTCTCGGAGAGGCTGATTTTTGGGGGCAACTTTCCCCCACACAGGCGGATATTGGCACGAAATCGGTTATTTGTCAATCACCACAAAATGCCCTTTTTCGTGAATGCCTGCATCAGAGTTACATGAGCCTCTGCCAGAGCATTCTCGTAATCGCGCATCCTGAACACAGCAGCGAGGTATCTAGAGTAAATCGCGGCTTTGTGCGCCGGATTGTCCATATCGTCAATGCAGGTATCGACAATCCTGTTGCGTTCAATGTCTGCCATTCTGCACATATCTTCAAACGTCGCAGAGACGTAGCCAGACTGAAAGCCGCAAGATTTGGCAGGGTATCCGAGACGATTACCACGGCCTTTCATCGAGTCGGCCCAATCTTTCAGGATACCAACAACAGCTTCAGCTCTGGCTAGGTCTTGATTCATTCCACTTCCTCCCGGTATTTACTACATTTACTTTCCGCTACCTTGTTCTTCTTTGTGCAAATCCATACGCCCCATAGGCTCGACTTGTAATAGCAGCCCTTGCACGAACGCGCTTCCTTTTCCAGCACGTAGGTCAGTGGGTCGCCTTTCTGGATTTGCAGCCAATCAGCGCCGCGCTCTACGTGTCCATAAGTCGTTGCCCAATATTGAGCGCCATGCGTCACCGTGTAGTGCTTGCGCGCGCCGACTGGGCGAACATCTCCGCGCGTCACGAGCCACTTTACTGCTGTTCTTACCGCATACTCCAGCCGCGCCGGGTCGATACCGCGATGCGCAGATTGCATTGATTCGGCAATCTCTCTGGTCGTGAATTCGTCGATCGCGAGGATTTGTATTTGTCGCAGCACATCCCGCGTCGAGACGTAGATTGTGCGATCTACGGTCGTTTGTCGGCGAATCAGCGGGGTATCGGTCATTATCGCGCCACCCCTGTTCGCTGCAATATCCGCTGATACCAGCTACTCTCTGTTGCGCAGGATTCCGGCCCGTAGCTGCAGAATTTCTTGCCATCATCGGTCGGATCGCCGCAGAACTGGCAATGGGTGAAATGAACGGCTACCGGCACGGCCTGCAACCGGGCTACGGCAATGGCTGTGTCTCGGTCTTGCTGCTCGCGGTCGCAGCCGTCGTCTATTACGTCACTCATGCCTTGTCCCAATCCAGTTAGTTTTGAATCCTTTACCCCACGCCAGTGAGTACAGTAAGCACAGCGCAAACATCCCCCACTGTTCTGCCTGCCACGTTGCGTAGAACCAGAACGGCTGGCCGATCAAGCCGAAGACGCAAGCCCATCGGCTATAAGCTGGCCGGCTGTCCTGCGATAGCCAGATGGCTGTGACGCCAAAGAGGGCGATGCCGAATTGCTCAATTGCCATTGCGTAGCTCCCTGAGTTGTTTTGCGAATTCAGACTTCAACGCCTTAAGCTCATCAATCTCCCATCGCTTGGCCTCATGACCAGACTCAAGCCACTCGACCTTTTCAACGCCGATCAGATTGACCAGCCGCTTGCGGTACTCGATCTTGTTGCCGCCTTCGTCGCTGTTGCACTGGGAACACTGAAGCCAAACATTTTCCGGGTGGAAGCGCAGCGCCTTGTGTGTCTTGACGTTCTGGTAGTGTCCTGCGTGGAACTGGAGCGCTTTGTGCGTATCGCATGATATGCAGCCCATCCCGAGCGCCAGGCACTGCTCGCGGCGTAGAGCGTTGAACACCTTTTGGGTGTCGTTGGCGTGGTCGGTGCGGCTCTTGAACTTTTCCAGTTTGGCCTTCGTCTCTTTCCTGTCCTGCTTGGCTGCGGCCAGCGCCTTCTTGGCGTTCGCAGCGGCTACGATTGCCAGCGCACAAGTCGGACAGCACGCACGCTGCATCGGGCGCAACGGCATAAAATCGTTATCGCATCCCATCGCCTTGCAGCGTTTGACCTTGATGATTCTGGTCTTGGCGGACGGAATGATCATGCCGCCCTCTCCAAAATTTCCCCGGTTTCCTGATCGACTTCCATCCACTGCTTAGACTCGCGCAACTCGACGCCATTGCTTACCGCGTAGGCCATCACGTACTCAATCAAGCTGTTCATGCGCCTGATGCCCATCTTTGCCGACGACTCGCGGATATTGACGAATTCGCCCTCCAGCCCCGGCAATAGTTCGGCGCCAGACTTCGTGATGACAGCATGGCCGCTGATGAATAGCACCTTCCACTCAGCCGGCGTGCGCCGCTTGCCCATCCACTCGGATTGCTTCGAGACGTCGCCAAACAGCGCGTGCAACAGCTTGTTCTGCCGGTCGCTGCGCGTCTCCGGGCGAATTTCCAGAATCAGGCGATGGCCGGCGAGTATCCATTGCTTGACGTGCCGCCAAGCCTCGGCCAGTGCGGCGTGCGCTTGTGTCGGCTCCCATAGGCGAATTGTTAGCTTGTCGGTCATTCCGGCAACTCCCAATCAGGCATTGCGCGTTTCAGAGCAATCAGCGTGCAGTTGTCGCCATCGGCAAGATGCCCGTTTTCGTTGAGCGTCTGAATAATCGCCGCCCGTAGCCGCTCTACCTCATCGCACAGCGCATTAACCGCATGAACAGCGCCAATCGGTGCGCAAAAAAACCCCTTCTCTGCTTCCGCCCGATCCCATGCTGCCTGCTCATAATTCACCCGATAACACGCAATATCAGATTCGGTCATGCTGCCACCTTCATGCGCTCGTTTATGCCGGCTGCGCTGTTTCTCCGCTGCTTGCGGATGCTTTCGCACTCGTCAGCGAAGAACGCCGCCCACAGTCGATAGCGTTCCACCTCGTCATCAATCACAGCCGGCTGCGCCACGCCTTTGCTGTTCAGGTATTCGCATTCACCGCGCAACTGATCCGGCCCCGGTGTCAGGTCAATGCGGATCAACTTTCGCAGACCTTCGATTTCTTCCGGCAGGAAAACCCCCGTAGCAATCCGATCATCTGCGAACATCTCGAAGTCATCGCGGAATTGCCTCGTCACAGTCAATTTGCTCAAAATTCCACCTCCGTATTCAGGCTGACTGGCTGATAGCTTTTCGGCGCATCGTTTGGCGATTCGAGAAACTGGCCGGACTGAGGATCGAACCAGAACTGCAACGCGCCATTCCAGCCGGAACCGTTGCGCTGCGATTCGCACGTCAGGATTGCATCCGGCTCATGGCTCTTTCCCATATCGCCGCTGCTCATGGCCTTATGCTTCGGCTTGTTGCGCCAGACTGTGAAAACGTTCTCGGCCATGTCGCCTATCTCTGACGTGCCTTTCACGTCGTGCAGCCCCGGTGGCGTGTCGTCGCTGCTTCCCTTGCGTGCGTGAGCAACCAGGTGAATGTGCGGCCCTGCCTGATGCGCGACGGACTGCAACTTATCGACAAAGTGCTTCTGCTTGCTGTAGTCGTCAGACCCAACACCGATACCGCACTTCATCAGTGAGTCGATAACGATGTGCTGCACGCCATGCGTCACCACGGCGTAGCGGCATAGCGCAACCACGTTGTCGGGCTTTAGTGCGCCTTGATGGTCGAACAGCCACAGCCGCGTCTTTGCGTACTCGAACCAGTCATCGACAAAGCCCTTCGGCGGGCGGCTTGATCCTGAGTCCTGCCGGCACTTACGGGCTAACACTTCCTCTGGCTTGAATTCCGGGCTGATGATTAGGACTTTGTTGCACAGCCGCATGCAGTGCAGCATGACTTGCGACAGAAGCTGGCTTTTGCCGTGGCCCTTGTAACCAGACCAAATCGACAACTCGCCCGGGCGAAGCTCGATAAGATCCCGGGTCTTTTCCCAAGGCATCGGCACACCAACAGCGCCGGCCTTGTGGTTGAGTACATCAAGCGTGCGCTTCTTGAATCGGCTGGCGTCTCGAACCTGATGAACGTTTTCCGGCTCGGTGAATTGCGACAAGTCGATTGAGGCGTCGATAAGGTTCATGCCGCCACCTCAATGAGCGAAGCCTGCCGAGTCGCTTTATTCTCACGCTGATGCAACGATGGGAAAATTGATCCTTGTTGCTGGTTCTGTTCAATCCATTGGCTTGCGGAAAGGTAAAACTCTTTCTTAATCTCGAACCCGTACCCACGGCGTCCGATATTGTGCGCAGCAATAAGCGTTGATCCGCTACCCGCACATGGATCAATAACGACATCGCCCTCATCCGTGAAAATACTAATCAGACGCTCAATGAGATTTACGGGCTTTTGTGTAGGGTGAATCTTTGGTGAAGACGAGTCTTTTTCCCAATCGATGCAGTTAAAAACCATCTTCCCGTGATTGTTGAATTTCGGCAGCTTGTCGCGGTAGAGAATCAATCCATACTCGCAATTCCCAACAACGCGCATGTTTGCTTTCAGGACTTGCGCTGAAAAGTTCTTACGGAAAACAAGATTGATGTATTTGTTCAATCCGTGTTTTTTTGCTTCTTCGATCAGTTGAAACTGTTGCTCGAAAGCACAAAAAACAATCATTGCCGGTGCGCGCCCTGTTTCCTTCGGCTCCTTTATCATCAGTGTCGAACAGAAATGCATGAATTCAGGCACGCGGAAATCCTTGTCGGTATCGAAAAACTCTTTACCGGCAAGTTCGCTTTCACCATTCGCGTTATCGCCACCGACATACCATGACGGATTTGACCCGTAGGCATTTATTCCGATGTTGTACGGAATATCTGCAATCATCAGTTGTGCGCGTGGAATGTTGTACCGCTTGAAGTTCTGGAAATGGTCGTGAAATAGGTTCATTTCCAGCCCCGATCTGGCGACCATGATGCGAACGTCTCACCGACCGCAATGCACAGGTGTTTCGGCCTCGCAGACAGCAGCGACTTAGTTAGTTCGCGTACCTGCTCGGTCATTTCGCCGGCAACGATCGACACGTCAAAGCAGCCGAAACGCTCGAAAGTTCGCGGCGTAATCTCGTCGCCATCCTCTACCGTCACGTCGCAAAAACCGACCTTGTGCGGGCGGTAAAGGTTCGGATGAACGCCCTCAACGAAGATTCTGATTGGTAGCTCAACGCCAGAGGATTCAAGGGCGTTGAAGTAGTCAAAGCCCTTCATATCAGCCCCCGCATGAATTCGGGCAACGCTGCTTTGCCGTTAATCGGCAGAACGTTGCTTACCCCGTCCTCCCATCCCTTAGCACGCAGCCATGAAGACGGATACGGAACGAACTGACCGCCATCCTTGCGCCAGTCATCGCGGTGCTTTGCGACCTCTACGGCTTCAACGATGGTTGTCGTCAGTTCGTCATCAGGCTTGAGCGCCTTCCAAGCCTTCTCGGCATCGCCACGGTTGCGCTTCTTCGGATAGACCGCGTAGAACCGTTCAAAGCGATCCATCAACGAACTGCGAAGCGCTTGCGCTGCGCAAAGGTCTGTCTCTGTCTCTGTCTCTGTCTCTGGACTATCAAACTGCTGACAATCTGATATCGTGCTGATATCGGACTGTATCAACCAGTGATTAAGCTTATTCAGTAGCTGATTTGTCTCGTTTGATGACATTCTCAGTCTGAAAGCAAGTTGTTTAGTATCTGGAATGTTGCCGTCATCCTCGCTGGCGATCAGCCAAAGCATGACCAGAACCTTTGCTGCTTTCGGATCAAGTTCATGCCATTCGATATCATCGAGAATATCGCGGTACAGCTTCACCCACGGCGGGCGGCGATCTTTGAAATGCTGGAACTTGTCCCAGCTCTTGATTCGCCAGCCCATTATTTACCACCCCTCAGACCAGCCAGCAATAGCCGTAAAATCTGCTGCTGCTTTGCGTGCTTGGCTTCGCGGGTCATGATGTATTGAAGCTGCGCAGCGCGTTGAGTGGCGGCTTCAAAGTCCTTGTTTTTTGGTTTATTCACGATTAGAATCACTCCCGTTGCTCTAGTTACAAATAACGCCAGCCCACCCCGTCTAAAGGTCGCTGGCGTTTCCCGTTTACTTCCTGTTCATCGCGCAAATCCGAGCAATGACAATCACCACATACGCATAGATCACGATTCCGCCGATTAGGTAAATGGCGATCATGCGGCTTTTTTTGCTTTGCAATGCTTGGCGTGGAGTTTCAGCAACCGCTGCCCCAGATCCCAATTAGGCGTTTTACGGTCGCCTCGATATAGGCACGAGATATGACTCTGTCCAGAATCGACAGATGCCGCAATAGATGCCTGAGTTAATCCAACATTCATCAGGTCTTGAATAAGTGTTTTCCAGTCCATGCCGACATTTAAACGCAAAAGCAATCCAAATGCAAGCCCTTACGATTAATTTTTAAATTACGATTGCGCTTGACAAACGGGAGCGCATTAGTAATAATTGACACATCGAACAAGCAACGGCAAAACCCGCAATGGCATCAAGTAGTTCCGATACACGTCAATGCCATCGGCGACACGGTGAGGGGCTAGGAGAACCACCGGAGCAGGAGCAACAAGCGGTCATTGAGCATCACCGCGTATCAACGATGCAAACAAGCTGGACTGGCGCAGCAATCGGCCAGCGTAACGGACACAGACGAAAGAACCGTGAAGGTGGGCAGATACCCACAGCAGCGCACGAATAGGACGCCACAGGCTAACTCCTTCCACGACGCTGCCGACCGGCTGGAAGGCCGGAACCAACAACAGGAGATAGCCATGAAAAGACCGACAACCAGCATCGCACTGACGCTTGACCTGGGCGAACTTGGCGAGCGCGACGTGGAATTTGAAGTGCATTACATGGCCGGCAGTCCAGAGACGGGGCGTTTCGGCAGGCCGGAAGATTACGACCCCGGCTGTGACAGCGAAGTGTCGATCGTGTCGGCAAAGATTGCTTGCATTGACATCACGCCGCTGCTTGGCGATGCCGAGGAAGCGATTATCGAGGCGATCAAAGCAGAGTTTGACGACCGAGCCGCCAACGACTTCGACGAAGACAGGGAGGCAGCATGACTATGTGCCACAGCGAAAAGTTACAGCTTGCTTCCCTGCTAACCGCAGTTACTTTGCCGGAAATCAAGCGCATGCACGCAGGCTACCCGGAGCAAATGAGCAAGGCGCTTTACCTGCTGGAAATGCTGCCGACTGTGCTTGAAGACGTGTTTAACGAAATCGCCGCGATCAATGAAACGAACGAGCGCGCCGCAGCCGGTCGCAGAGAACTGAATAGCCGCTTCGGAATTCTCGACAGCTACGAATTTACCAGCGCCACGGCGCACCTTGGAGAATTTCATGCATGAGTACGCTGATCGTGATCTACCTGAGTTTTTCCGGCGTGACGTTCGCCAACCATTACCAAGTGCCGGCCAATACCTGCCATGCGCAAGGGCAGCAGATTCGGCGCGCTGTGAAGGCCGGAAGGGTATGGGTGTTTTGCAAATGAGCGAACTTGGCGATTACACAAACGCAGTCATGACCGTGATCGTATTGGCATGGCTATTCACGGATTCATTGGGAGCATGGCTATGAAAACGATTACCGCAACCGTGCCGGTGTTTCTGACCGCCCCCCACGTAACGCTCAAGAGTTTGAGTGAAGAGACGCCTGAGCGCGCCGTAAGTACGCTGTGCTACTACCAGCCGCACGGAGACAGTTTCCCTGATCGGTGGACCAAGTGCGGCATGGCTGAAATCACGGTCACTTTTGACGATCCAGAGCAGATCACCGGCAGTCAGATAGCCATACTCAAGGCCGCAAAGCGCAAGGTGCAAGCGGATTGCGAGGTCGCATTGAACCAGATCGAAGGCCAGATTCAAAGCCTTCTTGCCATTGAGAGCAAATAGCTATGAGCGAACTTTTAGAAATGATCGACAGCGCCCTTGCCGAAGTCCAGAAGGCAATGCGTATGTTGCAGGAAGCAAATGGAGCCGACAAGGACATAGCGCAGTGCTGCATACATCACTCGCTGATTGCTCTGCGCAATGCCGAGGCTGACCTGATGGCAGCGAACGGCACCAACGACGATCCTGTGCCGGACATGGCTGAGTTTGAATCCATGTTCGCCATGTATCAAGCGCAGATCGCTATCGACAACCAACAGGCAGATCTGCCAGCGCACCAGCGCGACGGATACGCCGAACGCATGGCCGAAATGGCCGACGACAGACGGGCTGCGTAGCCTCAAAACTAATTGATTAACGGGAATCCGGCCCCGGTAAGTCCGGTTTTACAAGGAGAATCAAAATGGGCTTCATCGCTAAAGACTCAGGCGGCGGCAACTACAAGCGCGTTCCTTCCGGCGCGTTTATTGGCCGCTGCTATTCGCTGATTGACCTCGGCACACAGCGCACAGACGGCCAGTACGGCGTCAAGGATCAGCACAAAATACAGATCGGATGGGAGTTGTTCGGTGAAGACGACGACGGCCAGCCGCTGACCGTTGAAACTGATGGCGGCGTGATGCCGATGACCATCAAGAAATCCTACACGGTCAGTCTGCACGAAAAAGCCGGCCTGCGCCGCGATTTGGCAAGCTGGCGCGGCAAGGATTTCACCGACGAAGAAGCGAAGGCGTTCGACGTGTCCAAGCTGCTTGGTCAGTATTGCATGGTCAATGTGACTGTCAGCGAGAACAACGGCAAGACCTACAGCAACGTTTCCGGTCTTACCCGTCTGCCGTCTGTCTTCAAGGACAGCAAGCCTGCCCCTGTGCATGCCAACGTGTCGTTTGATCTGGATGCGCCGGATATGGCCCTGTTCGCCACGTTTCACGAAAAATTGCAGGAAGCGATCAGAAAGGCACCGGAATTTAAAGCGCATGGTCACGCAGCGAGCGATAGCGCGCAAGGCATGCCGCCTTATGACACGTTTGATGACGAGACGATCCCATTCTAGCCGATCAATGGGGCGGCGCGGTGTGACTACACGCCGATGCAACGTCGCCCCACCAATTCTGAGATTTATCATGACCTCTTTATACGAACTTGCCGCACAGCATCGCCAGTTGGCTGATCGCCTGAGCGATACCAACCTTGATGATCAAACCATTGCCGATACGCTCGAAGCGGAATCCGGCGATCTGATGGAGAAGGGTACGAACGTCGCCAAAGTGCTCCGCAATCTCGAATCGTTCGCCGAGCAGATCAAACAGGCCGAACAGCAGATGACAGAGCGCCGCAAAGCCATCGAGAAACGTGCCGCCAGCCTTAAACAGTACCTGCTGACGAATATGGACATGGCCGGCATCACGAAGATCGAGTCGCCGTGGTTCTGCATCAGCATCAAGAACAATCCTGAGTCAGTTGTGATTGACGATGCTGTAGCGCTGCCGAAGGAATACATGCGGGAGACGATCAGCTACGCGCCTGACAAGGCGCTGATGAAGTCAGCAATGCAAGATGGCTTTGATGTGCCAGGCGCCCACCTTGAGCGCGGGAAACGGCTGGAAATCCGTTAATGACCCCACACGCCACCTATCACGCAGAGCGCCCGCTAACCTCCGGCCCGTCACTGTCGCAATTGCTGCGCGGCGTGATTGAGCAGCCTGCCGGGCGGCTGGTTGTCTGCATGCCTGATGCGTATGCCAAAGCCGCGAGGCCGGATTATGAGCATATCGATATGATGCAAAAGCGCGTCAATATTTACCGACCCGCAATGATCGGGAGAGGATGGATGACGCCTGTGCAGATCAGCGCAAAATCCGGAGTCAATTCGGATTCGGTGCGAGGGCGAATGGTCAGCTTGAACGCAACCGGCCACGTTGAGCGCCGCGTGACGGTGGTTGATGGAAAAAAACTGCTGCAATATCGGTGGTGCGGAAAATGAAAATTAACATGAGCATCGAAGAAGCGCTGGAATTCGCGGACACGTGGGCCAAAGGCTGCACGTTCCACGAAGGATCGCAGGGCTGGCGGGTGGTGTGCCTGTTGCTTGCAGAAGAAGTGAGGAAGCTACGGAAAGGCGAGTTTATTTGCACAAGCTGCAGTCTGCGCAAAAACAGCGAGTGGACTACGGAGCATGAGTTTTAACTTCTGACGGAGAGCAAAAAATGACCTTTGAGCAATGGTGGAAGCAAATGAAGCCAGCAGAATGTGATGAACTAAAGCCATATTTCGAGGAAGCATGGTGCGCAGCCGTTGCCGCAGAGCGCAAAGCATGCGCGGCGCGTTGCCGAGAGTTTGGAAAAACCCTGGAGGTTGATGTCGGCGAGTGCTTCGCGGAAGAAATCATGGCGCGACCTAACGTAGGTAAATGCAATCCGTTTGAGGTGCACGAAAATGGCCCTTGGGTGGTTGATGACTGGTCCAACGATCGAATCGTGTTGCAGAGCGAAGACTTTGCGCACGATGCGGCTCTTGAAGTGAGTGGAGATTTTGGCTCAAAAGAAAACCGCAGGAAATATGCGGAAGAGATAGCGCAGCGATTGAATGTAGCTCCCGCTGGATTGACTGGTTGGGCGGATCGTAACTATTGGAAAGGATACTGCGGTGGAAGATAGAGACTTACTGGAACTGGCTGCAAAAGCAGCAGGGATAAAGGTGCACGGACTAGCCGACAAGTATGTTGCACAGCACAGCTACGGCCCCCACGGTTTATGCATAGAGAATGACAAAGGTGGCGACAGTCTTTGGAACCCGCTCGAAGACG